TGTTGTAACTGATATAAATCATTAGGATTAATCATATAATATTTCTTCGCCAATTCATATAAATCATATTTTCTACATCCGGCAAAGAATGATTCTAATATAGAATCAACCCTAACTTTATTTGTTTCGTTATTTAGAACTTTATTAACTATAAGATTAAGGACTGATGGGTGGTCAACAACAACTTTCCAAGATAAAGAACCTGTTCTTGATGTGCTTTTATAAGTATAAATAGGTTCAGGTCTTCCAAGGAAACTAGTATCATTCCAACTTGGTGAAACAGTTTCAGAAAAAGTTAAACCATATGGTGCAAACCACATAACTCTACCACCATTTGGTCCTCTTTCACATATAGGTAAATCCGCAACTGAATATCCAGATGTGTTTGACGTTCTCCAAGCCAAGTTCTCTAATGAAAACATATATTTTTTTGCATAACCAACATTCGTGCTTAATCCACCTGGTCCATTAATTAAATTAGTTGAATTTTGACCTCCTTCTTGTTTGTTTGGTGCAATATTTAAATTATAGGTCTTATCTAATACTGACCAAGAAAATCTTCTTCCTTCTGTTACTGTTCCATCTGTTTTCTGTAAATTATTATACTGAAGATATGGTATATCTTTAGCAAAAACTCTACAATATTCAGTTCCAACTTCTTGTCCTATAGCACCAACATAAGTTAAAACTCTAGAACCCTTTGTAAGTTCTTTATATCCATCATTGAATACTTTACTCACTTGGTCTATTGCATTTCCAACATGTTGTAATCGTCTTCCTCCTTGTGGTTGACTGTCTATTAATCTTTGAGTATCATCTAATATAGACCCTTCTCTAAACTGTAAATTTGTAGATTCTGTTGAGTTATATGATGATGGTCTAAAGTTTTCATCTTCATTTGTAACTTCACCTCCAACACCAACTTTTTTACCAGCATTTCCTCTATATTTTGGAGACACCCAAGTCAATCCACCTTCAATACCCCCACCATCAGAATATGTTGGTCCATTTGCGCCTAACTTTATTTCTCTACTTGGTCCTTCATAAAGTTGTGCAAGTTCATTTGGACCATAAACAGGTGATTGTTGTTCTTGACCATAACTATTAACAGGTAATTCACCTGATGGTGAAAACACTCTAGATGGTTCTGATGTTACTGAACCAACATAATAAGTTGCACTATCCGTTGTAGATGGAACTGCTAATCCAACTAAACGATTGAATAATGTTCTATCGTAACTAGGTTTATATTTATTATAATCTATATTTTTAAACAATCTGGACTTCTGTCCACTACCAGTATTGTTGTAAAATATTTGTGACCCAGAAAGGTTGGTTCCCAATAATGTGGTTACAAAGTAACCAACAGCACTTTTCCTAAATGCATTTTGTAATTGATTAACAGTTGTGGGTTGCCTTAAAGTTATCCCATCATCAAAATAAGAACCAGGTATTGGTGACAATGGTAAAATACTACCACCTAATCTTAATATAAAATTAGTTGCGGCAAGTATTGGGTTTTCAGGTTGGGTGATAACCCAGTTAGGTTCAATTAATGGAACTCTACCTGTTATTAGATTTAAAACATCTGTTGCACTATCAACACTAAAAAGATTAACTCTTCCAATCGTATCTTGTCTTATTTGGGTCGCAATTCTTTCTTGAAATTCTTTTCTCAAAGTTGCCGCACCCAAACGAGCAATAAATGAATCTTGACTTAATAATCCATAATCACCTTGAGGGTCAGGACTAAGTAATATTGATAAAGGACTGTATGTTGACCCGTTGAAGTATGGGTATGGTTGATTATTATATAATCCTTGATTTCTTATATAATCGGGTGATGTTATAAATTCACCACTATCTAATAATTGTTCACTTCCATTACCATAAGCATTTACCTTTTTATAATTTTTAGATTCAGGTAACGCTTGTTCTAATATTTTAGCATCTTGTTGACCAGGTCCATACTCTCCTCTATTGGACTTTGAATTATTCAAAGTTGTAACATCCGTAACATCTTTAAAACCTCCTTCAGCTCCCCATTGATTTAATGGGTATAATCTATTGGCAAATGTTGGTTCATCAATTAATTGGTCGGGAGAATCTACAACTGAAGAATCCGATTGTATATATTCGTAATTAATAGGTAATGTAGGTCTGTTTGGCGCCTTAGCATAAGGTGTCAGGTTTCGAGTTATGAGTTTTTTTCTAAACCCGTCAGAACTTACAAAATCTAATGGACTTCCCATTTATCTTTTTTATATAAATAGGTTTATTACTTTTTTTTATTTAGAAGGAACCACATTTAATTTAGTTGCTCTTCCGTCAACAATTGCATTTATCTTTTGTCTAAACTCCAAACTATTGAAAACTCTATCTAAAATTTGTTCTAATTCCTGTGGATTTACTTTAGAAAATTCACCAGGCAATTTAACATCAACGGTTATACTACCACCAAAATCGACTTTTGACATTTGATTTGATTGGTTATTTACAGATGAAATTGCTTGAGATGTTAAACTTTGTTGACCCTCTATAAGTCCTTTACCCAAAGGAACTTGGGCTCCTTGAGTTTTATCGGCAATATTAATCACATCGTTTAATTCTTCCATCGCACCTTTAAGAAATTTCTCACCTGATGTTTGGTCTCCCATTTTACTGTAAACCTCTTTTGCGTATGACTGTAAACTGTTATAAAAAGATTTATCTATTTCGTCAAATTGTTTACCTGATTTTTGTAAAAATTCTTCAAGTGCTTTGGGTAATTCTTCTGTGGATTTTGTTTGAAATAATTCTTTTATGTTACCATAAAAAATATTTGCTTGTTGTCTCACATCTTGGACATCCATATACCCCTTACCTGTTTGAGATAAGGTTCCCGTTATTGCTTCGCTACCTCTACGTAGTGCCTCTCCACCAGAAACCGCAGGTGTTGATGAAACTATACCATATAATAATTTATCCCTAATAGCCCTAACATCACTCTCAATTAACTTGGAAATCCCCATTTGGTCTCTCGCAATTTCTTCAATTGGTTTTTGAGCATCCTTTTGGTCTTTGATGAGTTTATCCATTTCATCTTGGGTAACATCAACTAACCTCTTACTATATTCCTCTCCTTTCTCATCCTTTAATTTAACAACATATTCCCCACCCTCCATTGAAGCTATGTTCGCCAAATATTGTTTGTCTTCTTCTTTAGCAAACTTTATATCAGGTTTGATTGATGAAAGTCTCGCATCTAATTCCGCTGCCGCCAATCCGGCTTTTGTTAATTCTTTTGCACTCACCCCTGTTTGTTCTTCAATTTCTCGTAACCTTAAAACACCTTCAGGATTTATTTTAAATGTTTTAGTTTTCTCATCAAAGTAAGTAAATTGTTTTCCAACATTTATCAAACTATCTTGTAACCCCTGTGGGTCATTAATTGATTGATTCATTAACTGGAATGGGTCCACCAAATTTCCTGCCGCCACACCCAATCTTTGGAACGCCGCAGCCACATTAACCGCATTTTCAGGAGATAAAACTTTATCCGCCAATTGGAACGTGGTATACATATCAAATCTCATCATGGATGCTTGTGCCGCCATTTTAGTTAATCCTTCAACTCCATTCTCGAACTGGAAACGATTTAACTTTTCAGTGTTGTTGAGAACATCAGCCATGACTTGTTTTGCATTACCTCCAATACTTTGGACATAATATATAGATGATTCAACTTGGTCTGATATTTTTTCAGCAGAAACTCCAACTTCAGCGAAAGAACCCACCAAGTCACCCACAGTTGTTCCTAACACATTGGAAGCAGCATACAAACTAGCGATAGTTTCTTCATTTTCAATAACGTTTCTTCTTGATGCAACCGCTATTTCACCAATAGTTTTGGTTACATCCCCGATTTGGCCACCTAATCTTACAACACCTGGAATTGCATCTGCAATTGCATACTGCATTTCCTCAATTCTATTTCTGTTTTGGGTGAAAACTTTATTAAGTTCATTGGCTTGAGTTCCTAAAGCAGCAAAAGCCTTACCCCAAGTTTCAATGTTTTTAACACTTTTTATTTCTTCTCCGAGGCTATCAAAAAAACTTTTACTTTTTTCCTCTTCCATAATGTTGTTTTACTTATAAATACAAAAAAGGATTGAATTTAATTTCAATCCTTTTGATGTTCTCTAATCCACTTGTCTAATAGATATTTCCTAATGAAAATTGGCATTTTTAGAAAATCATCATACGTAATCTTTAATAGTGAGTTTAAATAATAAAATTCATCTAATTGTCCTTTCCTATACTCAGAAGAAAGGACGAAAAAATTCTGCCCCAAAACCGACATTGACAATCAGTTTTTCTCCAGACGGGGCTATAATAGTTTTTCTCATATCTAATCTAGGTTCATTTTCATTCATAAAATTTCTTATGAATTTTGAATCCAAAATAGGCATTTGTTCAATGAATTTAGAAATTTCGGCCTTATCAGTAGAACCATTAATTTCAACAATTTGTTTATTTAATCTCCAAGTAACTTTGGGTGCCGACCTTCCTTGTGGATAAGAGTCCGCTAATCTATTTATTTCTAATATATCCCCATAAGTCATTGGCTTTAACCTAACCGTTACTTCTGATTTAGGAAGAGTAGTAGTATATGTTCCATCCTCTGATGGTTGTTGACCTTCCAATATTGGTAATGAATCCAACATTACCGTAGATTGAAAACTTTTGTTAGTCGATGGGTCTGTTAAGTTTAGAGTCATTTCAGGACCGAATGAAGTGTTTCTTAAAAAAATCAAAATAGCCTCTATATCACCTTCAATAAAATCCTCTATTCTCAAGTCAGGTTCATAAATTTTGTTTCTTAACAAATTTAAAGTCATATCTTCACCACCACCCATAAGAATGTTCTCATCAGCAGCAGTTAAATACCCAACCTTTATAGACTTTTTTTTATTTCGATAAAACACTCCTTTGGAAGGAAGAGGAACTACGTCGTGTGGTAATGTGAAATTTTGTTGTCCATATTCTCTAGACTGATTATCCATATGTAAATAATTTGTTTGGACAAATTAAAAGAATTTTGATTAAAATCAATACTAAAATAAAAAAACCATACACTCAAACGAATGTATGGTTTTATATAATTTTTTACTAAAAAATTAGTAAACCAACACACACCTATCCATACGTAACGTTGCATTTATAGTTGCAAGTGCGTCCGTATTATATGCTAAGTTGTTAAAGTTAACATCAGTTAAGAATGTCCCATAAAGAATCCATTTTTCAACAACAACTCCTGTCGGATCCAACATTTCAAGGTCAACGTCTTTTTTATACCCTGCTGCGTAACCCATTCTACCTGTGACTGATTCAGCGTGTAATCTAACCCACTCCATAAGAGCCTGTGCTGCAGATGGACCAATTGGGTCTCTAAATACAACGTTTATTGTTTGCCAGTTAAATCTACCTGCAACGTATGTTGAAGTATTTAGGAATGGTATTTCAACAGAATTTATAGTTATGTGTGGTCTAGCGGATGATTCTACAAACCACTCATTTATACCCAAACTAGATGGAAACCTAAGAATAAAACGGTTCTGTCGTTTTGGTTCATAAGGAATCGGCATTTTCATTAGCAAATCAGCCATATCTTAATTTTTTTTCTTTCTTTGTTTATACTTTATATAAATATAACTCAAGTTGTATTTTTTTCTATTTACTTTTTTTTCAACTGAAATTACACTTATTTAACTTCCTCTTTAGCGCCTTTACCAGTAAAATAAGTTCTTACTATATTATCTGGTTTATTACTAAAATGTTTAGTCATTACATCAATATTTCTCTGGTCATCATCTGAAAAGCCTACTGTTACATCATCTGGATTGAATTTATTACCTATATCTTTCTTTAAAAATGCTCTCTTACCTAGTAATGCTGCCATTCCTTTAATATAACTAACAAAATTTTCCATGGCCTCTACTTTAGCCTCTTCAGGGTTAACAGCACCGGCATCATCACCAAAAGACACTGGATGATACTTATTTAATTCTAAATATGACCTAATTAGTTCTTCATCACTCATATCTTCCTCACCCACAAAAGTTCGATATTTTTTTAGGTTTTTAATCAACTCTTTCTTATCTATTCCGTTAAAGTTGGATACAATATAATTGTAAACCGCTTCTTTGAGAGTGTCAGGGTTATGACCTCTTGCAGTTATGATTGCGAATATTGACCCATTATTAATCGCTTCTCTGAAGTCATCAAATGCGGGACCTGGTTTGGCAGTCATTGCATCAATTAAAAAATCTTTGTCACCAAAAACTTTAAAGTTCCTCAAAGGTGCGTCCGCAAAACCAACTATCTTATCACCTTTATAGTTAAAAGGTTCTTTACCAATAATGTGTCTATATTCCGCAAAATCAGCCGTGCTCATACCGACATCTTCACCATCTTCATTCTTTAAAATGATTTTAGTTGGCATATGAACAATGTTATCATCCCAATCAAATGCATAATATTTTAAATCGGGAGTTCCTTCATCTTTAAATCCTTCGTATATTTTTCGTCTCATATTATAATTTAAAATAAAAGAGGGGAGGTTTCCCTCCCCTTATAAATATTATATATTTTCAAATGATGCTCCTGTTGGAGTAATAAAGAATTCAATATCTATAAATTCCAATGCTTTAGTTGGTTTAAGGTAAATTTTACCTGTCAATGTGTTTCTATCCAAATCTTCAGGTGAAGACGATACTGTTACTCTAAAGTCATACAAACCTCTATCTCTTCTTATTGAATCCAATATTGGGTTAACACTATCCAAGAATTGTTGTCTAACTATTTGGTCGTTTTGTTCAAACAACAATCTTACTGCAACTGCAGAAATCAACTTTCTCGCCTGTAACAACAATCTTCTAACATTTAATCTGTTTAGAGCCGTGTCGGCAACTTGTAAAGTTTTATTACCCCAAATTACTGTTCCAACATCAGAGAAGGTTGCGATAGGGTTAATTCTACCTTGATAAAGTGTATCTCTATCTTCTTGAGTCAACTTAACCCTTGCTTTGATTGAATTAACCAAACCTCTTGTATAACCCGCAGATGCGAACCAAGGGAAGGCAATATTATCGGTCAATGCTAAGTTTCTACAAACTTCACCTGTTGGTGGTAAATAAATTTGTGTATTATTAACTGTGTCTCTAACCAATATCCAAGGGTAATATGTAGCAGTATAGTTTGAATCTATACCTGTATTATCTAAATTATCAACCGCCTCTTGAGCATATATTATATCTTGAGAATTAGTTGATGTTGGAACATACATATTGTAGTCAGGTGTTGTTGTAATATAAACTGAATCCGCTCTTTGGAATTGAATCATATCGATAGCCTCTTCAACCAAGTTAGAGTTATTTACATAATCAATACTTGAAGTTGCGAAAACATTTATATTTGTTGATTCAGGATTGGAGAATGTCAAAATACCCAACAAGTAAGCGTAATAATCAGTATTTGCAAAATCTTGAGTATTATTTTGAACTACAATTCTCTTGAATAAACCTTCTCCAGTAGCCGTAGGATATCTAGTTGATGGTGAAGAACCTGCCAAGAATCCAGGAGCACCTAATTGGAATCTATCTTGATTGGTTCTATATTCTCTGTATATATCCCAACCATCGAATCCACCCGCTAAACAAAGTGTGAACTTTCTTGAATATAAGAAGTAATATGGATTTTCTTGAGTTTCAGGTTCAGCGTTAAATGATGCAACACCACACTCAAATGCCGATTGTCCACTTGTTAAGAAACTATTACTAATCAAAACAACTGTTGCACCTGAATCCAAGTGGAAACCTGGACTTAACCAATTCCAAGATGCTCCATCCACAGGAATAACTGAATCAACCCAGTTTGATGGGTTTTGTTTTCCTTTATAAGTTAAAAGAGATTCATCAATACCATATTCACTTGAGAATCCTAAATATGTTTTTCTAACTACATCACCAGGAGACTCGACAGTATTTGATAATCCTGATGCAGTTCCAAACGGTGGATTTGCAATTACTTCACCTGGGAAGTTGTATTTTGTTTTAAACACAGGTCTAGGTGATGGGTTACTTACTGATTCATATTCTCTTTGGATATATCCGTAAAATCCACAAGGTAATGCATCTACTGGTGCTTCGTCAGACATTTCAATCATAACATACTTTGAAATCAACGCGTATTCACCATTAGAACTTCCTATTTTCTTGGCAACAAAATTATTAGAACCCGGATCCATCGTGCAATTAGTAAATTTCTCAATTACGATTGGATTTGAATCTGTATCAAAGAAGTTTCTAATTAAAACATCAAAAGTTAAATTGTTAAATGAAATATTTGTAATAGACACTTTAACTTCAGTATTTGCACTATCTCCATCAGATATTGAAATAAATCTAAATAAGTTATATACTTTGTTACCTCTTAATTCTGAAACCACAAATGGTGAAACTGGAGATTGGTATTGTTCAACATTATATGCAATTGATTGAGGTGATAATGTTCTTGCGTCAGGTAATCCTATAAGTTCTGAACTTATACCTCTAATGTAACCTTGATTATATGCATAACTTAAAATACCTGAATAACTTTCTTCTACAAACAACGGAACTTCCGTCCTTGATTTACCAAAGTTACTTGTTCCCAAAACTTTAGTTAAATATTTCGAAGAAGAAGGTGCCAATGAAACTTCAAATGAGAAAGTATCATTATCTTTAGTCACACCTGTAATCAAGAAAGGCTCGTATGGTGATAAAGTTGCACCTGAATATTGTGCTGTCAAATCTAAAGATACACCATTAAGATAATCGTCAACTTCATAAACAGGACCGTGAGTTGTGCTGTTATACAATGAGATACCTCTAGACCTCAAAGTAGCAACAACCATATTATTATAATCTGAATAAGCATCACCTGAGAAAGTGAAAACAGTTCCTGATACAGAACCTGAATATGTTTGAGACGCACCTGATTCAAATGTGTTTACAGTGTAAACAAATGAATAACCTGAATAATCGTTACCATTACTATTAACAAATGTTGCATAATACCAAGAATCATTTTGATTATTAGTTAAGTCATTATTCTCAAGAATAACTGAATTTGTTAAAAACTGATTAATAATATTATTATATGATGAACCAGTTATAACATCATATTCTGTTTGAGGAATTGAACCATATACAACCGCAGTTGATGAAGATAATGACGGTGTTGTGTAAATGTTTTCAAACAATGTTTGCATATCAGCATATATTGTTGATGTGCTTCCGTCATAATTTCTATATTGTATTAAAGCATCAGATGCAATTTCACTTGGTAAATTATAAAGAAACATTTCACCAGAAACTTGACCTGAAAAAGTAGATACGAAAGTAGTACCAGTTGACGGGTCCAATCCGATTGTTGTTGGGTCAACATTTGCAATTACTTTCAAACTCCAAGATGGACCTGCGTCATATCCTGAAAGACCCAAAACTCTTGTAACGAAAAGTTGGTTTGATTGTTGCAAATATGATTTAGCAATATAAGCCGCTTCATATTTTGGTATTTGTGTATTTACAAATTTTGTTGGTTCGGTTCCTCCAAAATATGCTTGGAATTCATCATAATTAGTTATAAATATAGGTTCAAATGCTGGACCTTTTATTGTCTCTCCCACCAAACCCAAAGTTGTCACACCAACACTTTGGGCAACAAAGGAAAGGTCTGTTTCCGAAGTATAAACTCCAGGAGATACATATACTTTTTGATTCACTTGTGCTGTTGCCATTCTTTAATTTTCTAAACAAATTTATTTTAATGATAAATATTATTAATTCGGACAAAAACTTGACTTTTTACAATGTATTTATAATATGGGATATTTTATTCTACCTTTTTTATCCCAATATAATGAGCAAGAAAGTCAAAAATTTGAAAATAGACATCGAGGTCCACGATATGTTAAAATCATATTGTGATAAGAATGGTCTAAAAATGTATAAATTTGTTGAGCAACTTATTAAAGAAAAGTGTGCGGTTAAGAAAGATATATATGGTGAAAATTAAACCAATATATTATTGAATGTTATTAAAGATGGTTGAGTATCATCAGTTTTAACAACATCTAATCTTAATATATCGTTTGTGTTAATTTGAATTTCATTTACATCCGCACCAAAATAATCTTCGTTTAGATAAACATCATAACTTTCAACATTTTCTGAATTCAAGAAAAATAAATTTACTCGTGAATCCATAATATCACTTAATGTGTTATTACCTACAACAAAGTTGAAATTAGTTTGAAATTCGTTTGGATTTTCAGGATACTTTTTTCTTTTTTTGTTTGGAGTTCTTGTGTCCAACTCAACAATCTGAAGAGCCCTTGCAATTGCAGGTTTAACCTCAAACTCTTCTTCATCAATCAAATAACCCAACATAGTAAAATCATAATTCTGTATGTAATATTTTCTTTGGTCTAATGTAAGTTGTGACTCGTCAGAAACATTATCCAAAATGATTGGAACATATTGACCTTTGATGAATTGATATGCCTGCCTTGATGAAAAAGTTTGCATAACAACTTTGTTAAGTTGGTTTAACTCTCTCATTCTATTACAGATAAGTTTTACACTATATTTTATATCAACAGGAACAGGTTGTGGAATTGTATATATATCCATACCTTGAACGTTACCATCCCAAGTTGGGACAGATGCATAATAAAATTGTTTTCTGTTTGGTATCGTATATTGTAATGATGGATTTGTCCCATATTTAACTTCAGGACTTCTAACTAATGTTACAAAAGGTGGGGATGGGTTATAATCCAAATCCACAAACATAGCGGTTTCAGCGTATTGAATCCAGTTCTGTGTTGTTATAATTCTATCGATAGTCGGAACAACTTTACCATCTATCTTAACTTCCAATTTTTCTTTTACAAAATCCAACATTCCTCTGTCCAAGTCTGCGTGCAAAACTGATTTGGGTAAATAGGTTCCATCTTTATTTATATATTCCAAAAGTTGCTCTCTTCTTGCTGAAAGAGTTTTTGGTGGGACCAAAGGTAATGTTGGTTTTACTTGCTTAGGTAATGGCATAGTTAAATTCCTTTAAATTCATTTTCACTAACAAATGTGGCTACAACTGTTCTATAAAAAGGTTTATATCCACCATAAGTATGTTTATTATCTGATTTAACATAACCATCATCAACAACGGTATAATATCTAACTTTCGATTCAGTTTCATAATAACCTATATAATCGCCAATAAATATTTCAACTTCCAAATCATCTAATGATTTTTGATAAATGGAGAACTTCATATTACCCGGTTCTTTTTGTATAACTTTGGAAGAACCAAGCAATTTTTCTGATGGAGCCATAACTTGAACCAAACCTTTCAATTCGACAGGCGCCATAAATTGGATTCCATCCTCTAAAACTTCACCATATACATCGTCAGTCATTGTTTTATTTCTGTCGACACGATACAATATAATTGTGAAGTTCATATCACCTATTAACCATTCTTCTCCCATACCAATATCCAAAGCATAATCCTCTCCGCCAAAGAATTTACCTAACCTACTTATTGGAACTAAATTCTGCATATCTTAATATTTGAATTTTTCACTTTTCATGCCTGATGACGAAATATATACTTTAATATCAAACATATTTTGAATTGAATTCTTAATTTGGTCATCCCAATATGTATGATAGTTATCAAATTCAGACCACCAATTATTACCCTCCTTTGTTATATTCAAATATTCACTATCCTCAGGAACAATATACTCTATACGAATATAATATTCTTTTTTATTTAATGGATCTATATCTATTTTAATATCTGAAACACCGTTTGGTTTGTGTAATTTAATGTAACGGTTGATAAGTCTAGTCAGGTTATTAGTATCTTCTTTCATCTTCATTTCAGATAATAGTGGATTCATTATTCTTTTATTGATAAATATAACAAAATTTGTTATAATTTGTTGAATTGTGTTTAATAATGCCCAATGACACTTCGTTAGAATCAAGAGCCATTTCACTTTTGGAAACCTACTCGGGTTCCAACAACTTCATATTGGAGTTAAAAAGAAGGTCTCAAATAAATAAGAAATTCTACCCCACCCGTAGTCAATCCGAATATATAATTTCCAATCACGACAAGGAACCAAAGGTTGCCAAGAAATGGGTCATCTTGGATTCATACTTCGCTCAGAAATTGGCGGATGATAAGTTATTAACCGAAGTCCCACAAAGACTATGGGTGGAGAAGTTGCTTGCGGAAAAAGAGAAGGCGTATCATATTTGGGGTAAGATATTTGAGACCGACCAACTCACGGATTTTTGGCTTCCGAAGGCTGCGGTTATAAAAGACAACACGGTCAAGGATGTTGTTATTGATTTTGAGAAATACTCAAAGAGGCCACCACTTGAACACCAAAAGGAAGCGATACAAAAGTTGGTCGAGAATAAGAAGTTCATCTTGGCTGACGATATGGGTTTGGGTAAGACCACTAGTACGATTATTGCCGCTCTTGAAACGGGTGCAAAGAAGATAATGATTATCTGTCCTGCAACACTCAAAATAAATTGGAAGAGGGAAATTGAAAACTACACGGACAGGAGTATCTTTATTGCGGAGGGAAAACAATTCAGTAGTGATTCTGACTTTGTGATTATCAATTATGATATTATTAAAAACTTCCACGACGCAAAGAACAAAGAGGAGTCCAAGATTCTAATGTCAAAGTTTGATATGGTTATTTTAGATGAATGTTTCACATATGACACTAAAATTACAACAGAATTTGGTGAAATGAATATTGGTGATATTGTAGAAAATTCATTAGATGTTAAAATATTGACATATAATATTGAATCCGAAATGTTAGAATACAAAAAAATAAATAGATGGATTAGAAAAAATAAAGACACTATATACAGAATAAAGTTTAACAACGGACTATTTATAGAATGTACTGAAAATCATAAATTTTACGTTAAAAACAAAGGATATGTTAGAGCAAACAAACTCACAGAACACGATGACTTGTATATGTTGTCAAAAACCATTAACGAAAAAACAAATTTGGAAAAAAAACCAATCTTGTTCAAAGAGTTGTGCAGCAAAAATAAAAAACAAAACCCAAATAAAAGTTCAGAAAGAAAAAAAATATCAAAAACAATGTCTGAATTGTGGAGGGATGATGTATTTCACAACTCAAAAGAAAATGGACCACAAAATATATTGTTCAAATTCTTGCTCAGCGAAGGTGAAATCAAATACTCCGGAGGTCAGAGAAAAGAGACGAAAAACAATAGAGGAGAATGGAGGATGGTCAGAACATATGAAGAAAACTCACAAGAAGAATCCACATATGGCAAAAATATCATCCGAGAGGATGAAACAGAACAATCCGATGAAAAATTTAGAAAGTTTGGAAAAAATGAAGTCAAAGTTGAAAGGAAGAACTTTCTTATCAAGAGGTGGGAACGGAAAAATAACCAAACAACAACAAATAATATACAACTTGTTAGGGGATGGATGGGAGATGGAATTTCCAGTTTTAACGAAAGATGTTGGAACTCAATTCAAGAGCCTACCACATTCATACAAAGTAGATATTGGGAACTCTATTCACAAAATTGCGATAGAAATAGATGGGAGGTCTCACAGATTGAAGAGGTGGAAATTCTTGGACAAGAGAAAAACCAAAGTATTGAATTCGTTAGGGTGGAAAGTATTGAGATTTTGGAACGAGGAAGTTATGACAAATCCACAAATGTGCATTCAAAAAATACAAGAGTGTATGATTTAGAAATTGAAGATAATCATAATTATTTTGCAAATTCTATTTTAGTAAGTAATTGTCATTATATTAAAAACGCACAAGCCCAAAGAACCAAACTTATCAACGATTTTGTTAAAAATGTAGAACGACTTTGGTTACTAACAGGAACTCCGATGACAAGCCGCCCAATAGATTATTTCAACTTGTTGAGTTTAGTGGATAGTCCCGTGGCTAAGAATTGGCTTGCGTATGTTGTCAGATATTGTAGTGGTTATCAATTTAAGGTTGGAAATAGAAAGGTATGGAATGTGATGGGGGCCTCAAACTTGGAAGAATTGAGAGATAGAACCTCAAACACAATATTGAGGAGATTGAAAGAAAATGTTTTGGATTTACCTGAGAAGATTATTACACCTGTTTATCTTAACTTAAAATCAAAGGAATATGAGAATGTGATGGGTGAATACTACGATTGGTATGACAAAAACCCAGAAGAATCAAAGTCCCTCACAGTTCAATTCACCAAACTTACAAAGGTGAGGCAGATTATTGCAAATGAAAAAGTTAAAGAAACAATTGAGATTGCAGAAAATATTATAGAACAAGGAAAGAAAGTTATAATTTTCTGTAATTTCACAGAGTCGCTTAATATAATCAAAGAACATTTCGGTAAAACCGCAGTTAAGTTAGATGGGTCAATGTCCAAAGCCGAACGTCAAAAAAGTGTGGATGATTTCCAAGAAAACGAAAAAGTTAAAGTATTTGTGGGCAATATAAAAGCGTCAGGAGTAGGTATTACCTTAACGGCTGCGGAGGTTGTAATATTTAATGATTTGTCATTTTTACCATCTGATATGGCACAGGCTGAGGATCGTGCCTATCGTTACGGACAAAAGAATAATGTATTGGTATATTATCCATTATTTATCAATACAATTGAATCAATCATATACGATATTGTAAATGCAAAAAAACAAGTCATAGCCACCGTAATGGGTGATAATCAGGATACATCAGAAGCCGCAGAACAAATTCTTAATAAGATAAATGATTTAAGAAAGAAATAATATTTATCTTAAACAATTATTGTGAAATTAAAACAAATAGTTAGGACAAAGTTATTGGAAGCCGTTGGTGTTCCATCGGGAATTAACATTATCGCAGAAAAAATATTCAACGATATTGTAGATATTTTAGAAGAAATATCGGATCAACTTAACGATCTTGATGATCTAAATGGGACGACATTAAAATTAAAAGGTCCATATACATTTTCAGACCATACGATAGAAAATATTAGAGTTCCAATTGAAATTGAAGAAGATGATGATCTTGAAATAATGGGAATGTATATAAGACCAAAAACTGAAATAATACCACCAAAGATTAAATCTACTAGAGATGACACTTTAACTTTGGGTTTAAGATTTCAGGGTCCTTATGATATGGAATTATCAGGTTTGATTGAATTTATGAATTCAAAAAAACCACAGATGGTAGGTTCAATTGCCCACGAAATAATGCATGATTATGACTACTCAAAAACACCTGTCAAAGACCTTGGTGATCAAGTAGGTTATATTGCATCCCAAGAAGGTGTTTCCAATATATTTGAGTTGAACTTGGTAATAGTTGGTGGTTATTATTTACATCAGATTGAAAATATGGTTAGACCTTCTGAGGTTTATACTGAACTTATGCAATTAGGGGTCACAAAAAAACAATTTCTTAATAGGTTGAATGAGGCTTCATATGTGGAATATTTGAACTTAATGAGAAAATTAAGTTATGAGAAATTGATTTCCGAGTTAGAAAACAATTATCTTAAAGTTGTTCAAATTATGAGAGACAATCAGTTTCCGGTTTATCCGAGAGATACTGATAGAACCATCCAATTTTTCTTATATTCAATCAGAATGTTCTTAATAAATAAACATATTAAAATTGCAAATACTGCGGTTTCTAATTCACTTACCCAGACATTACGACTTTTATTTAATGTAGAGGACGAAGCGATGAAATTTTTCAGAGAGTATGTCTCCAAAGTATCAAAAAATGGAGAATATCTTGAAACCAATTTTGACTATGAAAAAAGTTCAAAAAACAATCAAGAATATTTTACAGATAGAATAAATAAAATTGCGAATACTGGTGAGAAAATTTATAGGAAAATTGCAAAAATTTATTCAATTTTGCCTGACGATGACAATACTCAAACCTTAAACAAAAAAATCAGCATGAAAGGGAATAGAAATGAGGAAGTATTTGAGACAACTTCTTGGGACAACCCAAAGATTTTGTTTGGAAAAAAAT